AACATCTACAACGCTATAATCTACGTTTATAACATCACACATGTGTTTGATTATTCTAATTAAATACGGGTTCTGTTGTTCATCCATTCTTTGTTTACATTTTTAAAAATCGTTCATAATGATTGCCTACTGGGTTATTCATGTCTTGTGGTCTAGGTAACTCTTGGAATTCTCCGTTAGCTCCGTTAAAGTATAGTCCTATGCTTGAGTTTTCTAAGCCATAGTAACGGTCTTTAAGGAATTTAAGGGAGCGATACTTGTTACCTAATAGACTTACATCATACCCATTATGAGTAGCGATGTTGTATCTAGCAGGACTAAATAAACCAATGACAATTTCGTAGTCTTGGTGTACACCTTTGTTAATGTGGAGTTCCTCCATTGATGGTTCTAGTTTCTCTTCCATCAATTGACCTTTGTAGGTGTAAGTCTGTTTCTCTGATGCAGGTGTCTGCTGATGTACGATTACGTTGATCATCTTATAACGCTTAGAAAACACTTCTAATACGTAATCTTTAACCATAAAGTCAAAGGTTTGATAAGATGTTAACTTAGTCTTGGTGTCAGGAGCAATCTCATTAGACAAAAGACTGATGTGGTCTAAAATAAAAAATACCCAGGTATCATCTGATTTATACTTATAGCCTGTGATTAATTTCTTACCATCTTCGAGTTCTTTATATGTGTGCTCTCCGATTTCAGGGTTATCAAAATAGGCTCTAATATACTTAGACATACCTGTAGGGTTTCTAATGTAATCAACTACTTCTACAATGTTCTGTAGGTTGTAAATAAACCTTTCAGCATCTTTGACTTTATCCATAAGATCAGAAGTCATAGTGTAATTACCAATAGATTTTAATTGTTGTACGCTAATAGTTATTTTGTATCTCTCATACATGTAAATAGAGATAAAAGATAACCAGAAGTCTGTAGCGCTTTCTTCTAAGGCAAAGTAGAAGATTTTAGGTTTGATAGAACTCTTCTTGAGTGTTACTTGCTTGTAGATGTTTAAGATAGTCATGTACTTAGCGAACTTTGACTTACCTACACCTGAAGCAGCAGTTAAACAAGTAATAGAACCTTTAGTAAATCCTCCGTAATGTTCGCCTAGTCTAGGAAATGGAGGAGGGATAGAAGTTAATCCCCCCTCTTCCTTCACTAGTTTATTACGTTCAATCTGCCCAATTAATTGTTCAAAATCCATACTTAAAGAATTTGATGACTGTTGTAAGCTGGACCACTGCCATTCTTTAACTCCTCACACCACTTAGCTAAGTCGCTTTGGTCTACTCCATCTATCTTTTTGTAAATAAAGTAACCACACTCTCTAATGAATCTGATGTTTCCTTGAGACTTAAGCGTACTTATGTACAGATCTGTTGCTTGTGATATTTCTTCTAGAGTATAGTCGTATTCACTTATAAATCTAATTAAGCGTTTTACTACGCTAGATTTATCTGTAGTCTTACCTGATACTCCTAGATTCTTAGCACTAAACTTAGCTACAAACTCAGCCAACCAAGTAGCAGAAATAACAATTTCTTTCTTTGGTGATTGGTTTACGTGTTTGCTAGAAAGTGATTCAATTACAGAAGGCTTAGAAGCAATCAACTCTCCAACAGACTTAGAAAAATCCAAGTCTTCTAGTGCCTTAGGTGTCCAACTAAAAGTAGTTCCGTTATGTAGAAGCTTTTCCTCGTAAATCCACTTGTCTATCATCTTCTCTTTCAGCAGTAGTGCCCAGAGTACTTCGTAAAACGTCTTCTTCATTGGTTGGTTTGATTAAAGTAAAGTTTACACCTTTAAAGATCTCATGTGAATTAATCTTTATTGGGTCTACAAAGATAAGCAAATCCTCATCTTTTTGCAAGAGAATTTGGTCTTCTATCCACATTTTTTTCATAAAAAGAAAGTCTGGATGTGACTCCAGACTCTCTCCATAATGTTCTATATCCATAAGTTAGAGTTTGACAATTTCCTCAAAAGGAACTTCTCCAGCTTTGCAGTCTTGCATCATCGTCTCAATGAAATCTTGCTCGTCTTCAGGTACGTTACAGATGCTTTCGCACTCATAACAATAACTGTTAAGTAACAAATCATTTGTAACGTGAATCTTATCTCCTAAACAATTAGGACAGATACCTTCCATAATCATTTCATCGAGGTCTGCTTGTTTGTAAAGAACTTTAGACTTGTTGCTGAATGATTGTAATGATTCCCTTAGTCTTGGGTCTGCATACTGAGGATAACATTCTGCTATCCATTCGCTGTAGATTTCATACTCTTCTTCTGCTGCGGCTTCTTCTGCTTTATCTTTATCATAAGCAACATCTCCAAAAGGATCTAACATGTCCAAGGGATCTTCTGGTCTAGACCAGAACTTTGGACCTTTAGTAGAAGCCAATTCGCTTTTTGGAGGCATCCACTCTCCCTTCTGTACATCAAAGTACCAATCTTCGTCATCGTCATCCCAGATGTTAATTTGCTTAGCACCTGTTCCCAAGTAAGTAGAACTAGATTTAGTCTTACTACCTCCATAAGGAAGTTCAGAACGAAGATCAGGTATAGGGAAAGTAAGAGGAATGTTTCTCTCAGCCAACATTGTAAGCATTTCATAAGCAAAACTAAAAGCATTGGTAAGAAGTGCTACACTTGCTACCTCGCTATCTCCATGCTCGTTGAAATAACCACACAGGGTTGTTATCCTAGGGGCTCTTTATCCCCTAGTTCTTATACTTCATTTTGTATAAGCTCAGACTATATCATTATCTCAGGATAATTACTTGGTAGTAAAACTGAGATATTCTGCGCTCGTGGATATTTCTTCTTCAGCACCACCTGTTAAGAATACTTTATCTAGTCGTT